ATCTGGTCGGTCTATTGCTCAAAGCAGGTTACGGGGATTTCAGCGATGATCTTGCTAAACTAGAGCCTATGAGATGCAAGATGTGTGGCGCATGGGCGTTCACCGAAACATGCAGAACATGTGAGAGTGATACAGATGCCAACCTATGAGTTCGAGTGCGATAACGAGCATTGTGAAAGCAATGCCAGGATTGAGAAGTGGATGTCAATCCATGAGCCGCATGATTTGGAATGCCCGTTCTGTCATAGCTCGATGAGTAAGGTTTACTCAAGTGTAGGAGTGGCATTCAAGGGCACAGGATTTTATTCAACCGACAATCGCTAACGCGACACGCCTCTGAACAGGACTTTTACTTATGAACTTGACACGCATGGTACGCTCTCTGGCTAGAGCCCATCAAGGGCTCACGGCGGGCCGTTCACGGCAAGCCCGCAGGGTAGCCATCGCTATTGGGATATCTCTATCTATGGCCTTGCCCTTAGATGCACAGGCGAGTAACCAAGCAATTCGATACGTTAAAGATTTAGCAAAGTATCAATTAACTGATAAGCAAGAAGCATGTCATCATGAGATCATCTATAGAGAATCAAGATGGGATCATCGAGCAGTAGGCAACATAGGCGGTAAGAAGCAAGCCTATGGCCTATATCAGATGAAGGTTGAGAGCTTGAAGAATGGTTCAACAGTTAAACAGTTCTGGATGTATTGGACTTATGTCATGCATCGTTATGGAGTAACACAGTATGATGAGCCTGACTATTGCAAGGCACTACATCATCTAAAGACTAAAGGTTGGCAATGAGTACAAAGCGCGGCGATCCTAGAGGGACTAGAGCTTACAAGGCTAGGCGCTTAGAGGTATTGCAACGAGATCAATGGACTTGCTTCTATTGTCAGATGCCAGCAACTACAGTCGATCATGTGATTCCCATAAAGTCCGGGGGCGATCCAATCGCCTACGATAACCTCGTGTCATGTTGCACTAGGTGCAATAGCAGTAAAGGATCACGCTCAGAAGGGGTTTTTTTAGCACGACAGGCCACCCCCCCTGTCTTTTCTGGCAATATCTACCCGATGCAGTCCGAAGTTCACCAGGACAGTCCGTTTACTGCCCGACCAGTCCCGATCGATGGTGACTAGTGGCAGCTCGTAAACAAGCGCTACGAGGGGCAACCAAGGCAAGGCTTCACAGTCCACTTCTCAAGGGCAAAACACGCTCAGATGAGATCGCTAAGATGGCTGAGGACTTAGGCACGCCTTTATTGCCGTGGCAGAAGTGGATGCTCGATGACATGATGCGCATTGATGCTAAAGGCAACTACATTCGCAAGACAACCCTGCTATTGGTGGCACGCCAGAATGGTAAGAGCCATCTAGGTCGTATGCGTGTCATTTGGGGGTTGTTCTATGGTGGCGAGACGAAGCATCTGATCATGAGCTCTAACCGAGCGACTGCTCTCATGACTTTTCGTGAGATTGCCTGGATCATAGAGAACGCACCTCATCTCAAGGCTGGCACTAAGGCGATTCGCTACGCCAACGGCGGAGAACGCATCGAGCTGCTAAACGGGGCAACACTTGACCTGGTATCCGATACTCGTGACTCATCTCGTGGACGCACAGCAGACTTTCTCTGGATCGATGAGGTTCGAGAGATTAGCAAGGACGGATATACCGCAGCGATCCCAACTACTCGTGCAAGGGCTAACGCGCAGACACTACTGACTAGCAATGCTGGTGATGCTTTTTCCGAAACTCTGAATTCTTTAAGAAGTAGAGCCCTTGAGGCGCCTCCTAAGTCATTCGGATTCTACGAATGGTCAGCACCGCAATACTGCAAGATCACGGATCGAAACGCTTGGGCAATGAGCAACCCTGCTCTTGGCTACACAATTACGGAGGAATCACTTGAAGAAGCAGTTGCAACTAACAAAATTGAAGACATTAGAACTGAGCTTCTATGCCAATGGATTGATTCTCTGCAGAGTCCGTGGCCTCATGGCGTACTTGAAGCAACTTCCGATGCCACACTCCAGATTCCGATCGGCGGTTATACAGTCTTTGGCTTTGATGTTTCTCCGTCTCGTCGCAATGCAAGCCTCGTTGCTGGTCAGATTATGGGTGACGGAAGAATCGGCGTTGGGATTCTCCAGACGTGGGAAAGTCAAGTCTCGGTAGATGATCTCAAGATCGCAGCGGAGATCAAGGGATGGGCTGATCAGTACCGACCTAAAATGATCTGCTACGACAAATACACGACGCAATCGATCGCTGAACGCCTCGCCAACGCTGGTCAGATTATTCAGGATGTCTCAGGCCAGCAGTTTTATCAGGCGTGTTCGGATCTCCTCGATGGTCTGGTCAATTCTAGGGTTGTTCACAATGGGCAGGAAGAATTGATTAAGCAGATGAATAATTGCGCAGCTAAGACCAATGACTCATCCTGGCGTATTGTTAAACGCAAGAGCGCAGGCGATGTATCCGCACCGATCTCTCTGGCGATGGTTGTATCGATGCTATTGAAACCACAACAGGTAGCGGCTATATACACGGAATAACACAACATGTAGTGTATAATTGCCCTCTATGGGTATCCTTTCGCGCCTTACAGGTGCAGCGTCAAAGTCTGATATTGAAGCGCAGTATGCACCTCAGGTCTTGGGTGAGTATTCTCCTTATGCGATGCCATTCCAATTTGCTTATGTCGGACGCACAGAAGCAATGGGAGTCCCGGCACTAGCTCGATGCCGTAACCTACTTGCTGGCACAATCGGTACGATTCCGTTAGAGCTTTACAAGAAATCAACTGGTGAAGAATTAGGCAAGCCACTTTGGCTAGAACAACCTTCGTACCATCAGCCACGTTCTGTCACTATCGCTTACACAGTTGATTCACTCTTATTTTACGGACAGGCATTCTGGCAAGTTGTCGAGACTTACCAGGAAGACGGCCGTCCATCACGTTTTGAGTGGATCGCTAACAGTCGAGTAACTGCCACACTTGATCGCGACAATGTATTCGTAAAGTCTTACGCCATCGATGGTACGACAGTACCGATGGACGGACTTGGATCACTAATTACATTTCAATCATTAAGCGATGGCATTCTTAATACTGGAACATCGACGATTCGCGCAGCTCTTGACATTCAGAAAGCTTCAGTAATTGCAGCAGCGACTCCAATGCCTACTGGCTATCTTAAGAACACAGGCGCAGACCTACCTCCAGCAGAAGTCCAAGGACTACTTGCAGCCTTCAAGAACGCTCGTCAAAATCGTTCAACGGCCTATCTGACTTCTACTCTTCAGTACGAGACAGTTGGATTCAGCCCTAAAGACATGATGTATAACGAGGCGATCCAGAATCTTGCCACAGAGATCGCTCGCCTTTGCAATGTCCCTCCTTATTATGTCTCAGCAGATCAGAACACGACGATGACTTACGCCAACGTAACAGATGAGCGTCGCCAGTTCCTCACACTATCTTTGCAGCCATTCATCTCAGCCATCGAGGATCGTCTATCTATGGATGACATCACGGCTCGTGGCAACATCGTCAAGTTTGACATCGACAAGAATTATCTCCGCACAGATCCACTTGTGGAGTTGTCAATCATCCGTGAACTCCTTGATCTTCAGTTGATTACCCAGGAGCAAGCCATGGAGATGACAGACCTAACACCTAACGGAAGCGAAGGAATGATATGAGCGAGATGCTTACATTCTCGGCAGAACTTACTGCAGATAGCGCAGCGCGCACTATCTCTGGCAAGATTGTGCCTTTCAATGGCGAGGTTGGAAATACCTCCGCCGGGGCAGTTGTCTTTGAGCGTGGCGCGATTAATATCGCTGACTCATCTAAAGTGAAGCTCCTACTGGAGCATGACCCAAAGCAGCCAATCGGCCGCGCTCAATTCTTTAACGAGACAGAAGATGGAATCTTTGCATCATTCAAGATTTCTAAGTCATCCCGTGGCACAGATGCTCTCATCGAAGCCTCAGAAGAACTCCGCACTGGTCTTTCAGTCGGAGTTATGGTCAATGCAGCCAAGCCTAAGAATGGCGTGCTGTATGTATCGAGTGCTGACCTACTCGAAGTAAGTTTGGTTCAGGCAGCAGCCTTTAAGTCTGCAGCCGTAACCGATATCGCGGCATCTGAAGATGAAGCCGTTGAAGAAACCCTACCAACAGAAAGCGAGACAGCCACAGTGGAAACCACTCCAGCAGTCGAAGCAACACCTACAGTTGAGGCTGCCGCAGTTGAAGCTGCTCGCCCTGCTGTAACAGCAATGGCTTACACAAAGCCACGCATTGAAGTAACAGCTGCAAAGTATGCAGAGAACACAATCCGCGCAGCACTCGGAGACGACGTAGCTCGTCAATGGATCGCAGCAGCGGCAGACACATCTGACAACGCTGGTCTCGTGCCAACACGTCAACTTTCTGAGATCATCAACCCTCTCGGAACAACCATCCGTCCATCAATCGATGCAATCTCTCGTGGAGTGCTTCCAGATGCAGGTATGACATTTGAGATCCCTAAGATCACCCAGATGCCAACAGTTGCAATCGAGCCAGAAGGCGACGCATTCAGCGACACAGATCAGAACTCAAGTTTCCTTTCAGTAACAGTACAGAAGTACGCTGGACAGCAGACATTCTCAGTTGAATTGCTAGATCGCACATCTCCAGCATTCTTTGATGAACTCGTCCGCAACATGGCAGCAGCTTACGCAAAGGCAACTAACTCAGCAGTAAACGCTGCACTTATTTCAGGTGCAACTGCAGATGCGACAACAACAGTCACATACCCAACTGCAGCAGAACTCCTTGGAATTGTCGCTCGCGGTTCAGCATCTGTATATGGTGCAACTGCAGGACTTCCAAATCCATTTGCTCGCAACATGGTCGTATCTACAGGACAATGGTCAAACATCATGTCTCTCAACGACGCAGGCCGCCCTATCTACACAGCGTCACAACCAATGAACGCAGGCGGAGCAGTTGCTCCAACTTCACTCACAGGTAACGTTGCTGGACTCAACCTTTACGTTGATCCAACAAACGGCGGCGATGGCGATGGAACAATCCTCATCGTTAAC